GATAAAGGGACACGAGAACGCAATGCCTGTGAGATTGATATTCCTAGATACTAAAGAAGAAATAGAGTTTAAGTCAGTAGCCTACGCTAAAAGAGTAACTGGAGTAAACGAATACCAAATAAAGGAAAGCCTTAACCCAGTTAAGAAAAAAAGATTTGAGTACCAAAATAGACAAATAGCGTTCCGTATAAAAAAGTAAAATGATAAGAGTAATAAACTTTAGTGGAGGAAAAACAAGTGCTTTAATGACAATTTTAAATTATCATGAAGGAGACTTGGTAATATTTGCTGATACTAAAAGAGAGCATCCAAAAACATATAAGTTTATTAATGACTTTGAGGCACACGAGAATATTCCAATTATTAGAATTAGTTATGAGGGAGGTTTTAGAGGAATGTTAGAACATAAAAAATGGAAATTAATACCTAATAGAGTTAAAAGAGAATGCACTATTGAACTTAAAATTAAGACTGCTAAAAGGTATCTTAGAGCAAACTATGGTAAACAAAACTATGAATGGCTAGTAGGGTTTAGGGCAGATGAAGAACGCAGAGTAAAAGGATATGAGAAACGACAAGCCTATATTCATCCTAAATTCCCATTATATGAAGCAGGAATAGATAAGGCTTATGTTAATGACTATTGGAGTAAAAAACCTTACACTTTAGAAATACCAGCAATTCTAGGTAATTGTACTTTATGTTTTCTTAAAGGAAAGAATGCAATAATTAATATTTTAAGGTCTTACCCAGAACTAGCCAATGAATGGATTGAAGATGAAGAGTTAAGCAAATTAAAAGGTAATGGACATACTTATTTCCAAGATACAACCTATAAACAAATGCTCAATTATGCTCAAAACGATTTATTCAAAGGACAAGACTTATCCGATTTAAACCCAGCTTTTAATTGTTCGTGTACAAGTTAATCCCTAATTTTGTGCTATGGCATTACAAACCATTCCAAAACTTACAAGCAAAACACAAACAATTTTTAATCGTTATATACGACAAAGAGATAGTCAAAATGGTTACTTTACTTGCATATCGTGTGGCTCTACTAAAGATACCTCCCAAATGGATGCAGGTCATTATGTGCCTGTCAAGAATAGTTCAGCTTTAAGATTTGATGAGTACAATGTAAACGGAGAGTGCAAGGCTTGTAATGGATTCGACCAATTCCACCTAATAGGCTACCGAAAAAACCTAATAGATAAGATAGGCGAAAGAATGGTAATGCACTTAGAAAGTCAGTCAAGACTTATAAAGAAATGGACTAGAACAGAGTTAAACGAACTAATAAATAAATATGGCGAAACTAAATCCTAATGGCAAGGTCTCCTTTGGAGCAAGGAAAAAAGGGAAGGCTAAAAAGAACAATGGTCCTAAAGACAAACCTACTAAACCTTATAACAGACAAGGCAGATGCTAATTACCCAAATCAAATCTAATCCTAATAATCCTAGATTAATAAAGGATCATAAGTTTAAGCAACTTGTAAAGTCTATTCAGGATTTCCCCCAAATGCTAGAACTTAGACCTATTGTAATAGATGAGAACAATATGGTTTTAGGAGGCAATATGAGATTAAAGGCTTGTCTTGAAGCTGGGTTAACCGATGTTCCTGTAATACACGCAAACAATCTAACAGAGGAGAAAAAGAAAGAGTTTATTGTAAAAGATAATGTAGGATATGGCGAATGGGACTGGGATGACCTAGCAAATAATTGGGATGCCTTAGAACTAACCGAATGGGGTTTAGATATACCAAACTTTGATGCAGAGGTGCTAGAGGCACAAGAAGATAACTTTGCAGCACCAGACGGAGGTATTGAAACTGATATAGTCTTAGGAGATTTATTTGAAATAGGCGAACATAGATTGCTATGTGGTGATAGTACAGATAGCGACCAAGTGGCAAAGCTAATGAATGGACAAAAGGCTGATATGGTATTTACTGACCCTCCTTATGGAATGCATCTTGATACTGATTATACAAAGATGCCAGAATCTCCTAATGGAGCAAAACCATTAAAGCACGAAAAAATAAAGGGCGATAGTAATGATTTTACTGAAGAATTAATCAATACGATATTTAGTCATTTTAATGATACTAAAGATATTTTTATATGGGGTGCAGATTACTTTGCAGAACTATTACCAAATAAAAATGAAGGTAGTTGGATAGTATGGGATAAAAGAGTTGAAGAGAGATTTGATAAAATGATAGGTAGTGCATTTGAATTATGTTGGTCAAAGAGTAAGCATAAGAGAGAAATAGCAAGATTTAATAATACTTTGTTTAGTGGTGAGGCAGATGCTAAAAATAAGATTCATCCAACACAAAAGCCTATTAAGTTAGCTGAATGGTTTTTTAATAAATGGGGAAATCAAAATGATTTAATAGTAGATTTATATTTAGGTTCTGGAACAACAATGGTTGCATCTCAACAACTTAATCGTAAATGCTATGGAATGGAATTTGAACCAAAATATTGTCAAGGAATTATAGATAGAATGAAAAAACTAGACCCATCATTGCAAATCAAGAAGAACGGAGTAACTTTGCAATAATAGTGAAACAATAGTGAGATTATGGCTAACGAACAAAATTTAACCCCATTTAAGAAAGGAGAGGTCGCAAACCCAAATGGCAGACCGAAGGGAATACCGAATAGCAAGACTAGATTATTAAGATTATTAGAATTAGTCCAAGTAAAGACTAATCCTATTACAGGAGAGAAAGAGGAGTTTACTGTGGCAGAGCAATTAGATATGATGGTACTACAAAAGGCATTTAAAGGCGATTTAAAGGCTTATCAGGAAATACTTGATAGACTAGAAGGTAGAGCCAAACAAACCAATGAGATAGAACTTAGTGGAGGACTTCAAGTAAATTGGGAGGAGAAAAAAACTTACGTTGAAAAAACAGGAAGCCTATAATGGAATTATCCATAAAACAAACAACTGCTTTAGACCTATTAGAAGATAAAACAACAAATGAGATTCTATTTGGAGGAGGAGCAGGAGGTGGTAAGACTGCTTTAGGTTGCTACTGGCAGCTTAAACAAAGATTAAAATATCCTAATACTAGAGGACTCATAGGTAGAGCAGTCTTAAAGACACTTAAAGAAACTACCTTAGTATCTTTCTTTCAGATAGCTAAAATGCAAGGGCTTGAAGCTGGTAAGCACTACAAATTTAACGGACAATCTAGCCAAATAGAATTCCCCAATGGTTCTACTATCCTATTAAAAGACCTTTACTCATACCCTTCCGACCCCAACTTTGATGAATTAGGTTCATTAGAGATTACCGATGCGTTTATTGATGAGGCTAACCAAGTAGATGACAAGGCTAGAAACATTATTAAATCAAGGATAAGATTCCAATTAGATCAGAACGATTTGGTTCCTAAGATTCTTTACACTTGTAACCCAGCAAAGAACTGGACCTACTCGGAGTTCTACAAACCAGAACAAGATGGCACAATATCTAAAAACAAAAGATTTATAACTTCCTTGATAGATGATAACCCTTACATATCTAAGCATTACAAAGAGAACTTACTAACTTTGGATAGTGTTTCAAAGGAGAGGCTTTTATTTGGTAACTGGGAATACTTAGATGACCCTGCACAACTTATAGACTATGATAAAATACTTGACTCTTTTACCAATACGTTTGTTCCTGTTGGTGATTCTTTTATTACTTGCGATGTGGCACGTTTTGGGAATGATAGTACTGTTATTGGTATATGGAGTGGCTTTCGTGTTAGGTTTTATCAATTCAATGGTAAATCAGTTGTTGAGGTCGCTGAACTTATAAAGAACTTTGCATTAGAGCATAAAGTACCTGTATCAAATATTTGCATAGATGAAGATGGTGTCGGAGGGGGTTGTGTTGACCTGATAAGGGGTTGCAAAGGCTTTGTGAATAACAGTTCTCCATTAGTAAACCCTGTAACAAGACAAAAGGAAAACTTTGATAACTTAAAGTCTCAATGCTATTTTAAATTAGCTGATATGGTTAACAAAGCAGAACTTTACATTCAAGCAGATGGCAAACAAAAACAAACTATTATTCAGGAACTAGAACAAGTGAAACAAAAGTCGGTTGACAACGATATGAAAAAAGGAGTAATTCCTAAAGATAAAGTGAAAGCAGCAATAGGTCGTTCTCCTGATTTTAGTGATTGTTTAGCTATGAGAATGTTCTTTGAATATTCACCAAGATTTCAAGTAAGTGTATTTTGATGTAAAAATCATAACTTTGTTTAAATTCTAATAATATGGCATTTTTCGACTTCTTAACTAAAAAGAAGATAAACACTCTATTACCTAATATTCCTTTTGATACAAGTGTCGCTATTCAACGTGGAATCGTTACTTGGCAAGGGGGTGATTCAAGAGCATTCGTAAGAGATGGATATATAGCTAACGATATAGTTTACTCAATTGTAAAATTAATTACTGATAAAGCAAAACTTGCTCCATTCCACGTTTATAAAGTTAAAGATGAAGTATCTGCAAAAAGATATAAGTCTTTGATGAAACAACCAGATAAGATTACTAACTGGCAAGAGGTAAACGATTTACATAAGAAAGCATTTGAAATATACACAGGAGACCAAAGGTTAAACGACCTATTAAAATATCCTAATGGAGAAGATACTTGGGCAGATTTAGTTGAGCAATGGTGTGGATTTAAGTTAATAACTGGTAATTCATTTATATATGGGAAACTTATTGAAACAGGAAACAATCAAGGTAAGCCGTTTGAACTATTTGCTTTACCTGCTCAGTATATGGCTATTATTGCAAACATCGAAATGTTCCCACCAACCAGAGTTGGATATCAATTATACTATGGAGCAATGTGGTCCTTTGACCCTAAAGAAATATTACACGACAAATACTTTAACCCTGAATGGACAGTTACAGGTGGTCAATTGTACGGACAATCTCCGTTATTAGCAGCTGCTAGAACATTGACTAGAAGTAATGAAGCTAAGACTGCTGCCGTTGCATCATTCCAAAATGGTGGACCAGCAGGAGTTCTATTTATGAACGATGAAAGATTCGACCCTACAAGTGGACAAGCACAAGCACAAGCACTAAAGAGAGCAGTAAGCGAGAAAGGTGGAGCAGCTAACTTTAACTCTATTGCAGTATCAGGTTATAAGGTTGACTGGAAACAAATAGGTTTAAGTCCTGTTGAACTTAACATTATTGAATCAGAGAAATGGGATATGAAGGCACTTTGTAATATTTATGGAGTACCATCTCAACTATTAAACGATTCAGATAACAAGACTTACAATAACCAATTAGAAGGAGAGAAAGCATTGACTTTAAGATGTGCTATTCCTTTGTTGGATTCTTTGACTGAGAACTTAAATAGAAAACTACATACTGATTGGGGTTATAGAAATAGTGGATTATATGTAGGATATGATATGAAGGTTTATCAAGAATTAGAGGCAAATAAGACAGAGCAAGTTGCTTGGTTAAATATTGCTTGGTGGATTCCACCTTCTCAAAAGAATGAGATAATGGGCATTAGAACTCCAGACTATATTCCACAAGAGGAAATGGAGAAACTTTACATCCCTTCATCTTTGCAACCAACGGACCAATTTCAACCTTTGAATATTCCTGACAACCTAAACCCATAAAATGATTTGGCAAGATTATAGAAAACTATATGCCAACGCATTAAAACAATATTCGCCTAAGTTCAAGAAAGAACTGCAAAATCAGGTGAATACCTATTGCCGTACACAGAACTTTAACGCAATTAGCGACAAATCCCTTAAAAAGACCATTTACAAGCTCCATTTGGCAATGGGTACTAAAATGGCTCTAATAAGCGAAAGTGTCGTTAAAAAGTCTGTAAAGGGGGTTTATGTGCCTATGGAGTTTAAATCACAAAAGACCGATGCCTTTCAGTATGCTATTATCCAAGTCCTACAAAATGATGGCTTAGACCAATTAGCAGCAGATATTACCGAAACAACCAAAGAACAAATAAGAAGATTCTTGATTGAGGCTGCACAAAAGAATTACACATTAGCTGAAACAATTGCTTTGCTTAGAACTTCAGGCATTACCGATTATAGAGCAGAACTTATTGCTAGAACGGAAACAGGCAGAGCAGCTAATATCGGTTCAATGGTAGGTGCAACAAGTACAGGATTAGTAACTATCAAAGAATGGATTGCAGCTAGAGATAACAGAACGAGGAGAGAGCCAAGAGACCATACCGACCACTTAAATATGGATGGAGTTAAACTACCTATGGAGAAACAATTTCAAGTTCCAAATAATCAAGTAGGTTTAGGTTATGAATTAATGGACCATCCTTGCGATTCCAAAGCAAGTGCTGCTAATGTTTGTAATTGCAGATGTACTTTAGGATATGAAGCCGTAAGAGGTGCAAATGGTAAACTTTTAACTCTTGCAGACAACCCTCCAATGGGTAGAATCGGAGTTATTTGGAATGCCTTACAAAATGTAATGGGTCAAGCAATATCAAAACTTATAGCATCATTAATAGAATAACAAAAAAAATAATAACTTTGTCAATATGAAAACATACGCATCAAAAGATACTATTGTTGAAAAACAAGATATCGGTTACGAAGTAATGGATGTTGATACCGAAACTCGTAGAGTAAAAGCAGTTTGGGCTAGAACAGGAAACATAGATTTAGATAATGACATTATAGTTCCTGAAGCCTTTACTAAGACTCTAAAAGAAAGAGGTCCAGCAGGTAAAAACTTAATATGGTCTTTAGTAGATCATTGTGCTGAAATGGAAGCCGTAATAGGTAAGCCAGAGCAATTATATGTTGAAGGCGATATGCTTATTGCTATCACTCCAATAGTAGAAACTGAAACAGGAGAAGATATGATTAAGATGTACGATGCAGGTCTTATCAATCAGCACTCAATTGGATTTAGCACAATTAATTCAAGCGTGGATAAAAACGGAATAAGAACAATTAGTGAACTTAAACTTTACGAAGGTAGTGCAGTATTATGGGCAGCAAACCCAGAGACTCCAACTATCTCAGTTAAAAGTGAAGTTAAGAAAGAGCAATTAGCAAATAGGCTAGAAAAACTCTTGAAAGCGTTTAAAGGTGGTCGTTTCACAGATGAGACCTTTGCGTTGATGGAGATTGAAATAAAAAGGATTCAATCAGAATTATTAGAAATTGAAATCGTTAAAGAAATCACTCAGACCGAGCAATCACCTGAGCCGATAATCGAAGAAATTAAAAACAATGATGAACAAGTCCTGAAGGCAATTAAAGAATTTAATAAAATATTAAAAAAGTAAAAATGGAAAACATTATTAACGAAATGGCTGAGAACCTTAAAGGTTTTCAAGCTAACATCGAAGCTAAGTTAGAAGAAACTAAAGCTGAGATTAAAGTTGTAAGAGATGAAGCACAAAAACAATTTGATGCTCAAGCTGCTGCAACAAAAAAAGCTGCAAAGCGTGAAGTAAAACATCTTGACGAAGTTATCATCGAAAAATTAGATGGTAAATTAGATGAAATGGAGAAATCAATGAAATCAAATGGTAAATTCCGTTTAGATTTAAGAGATGTAAAGTCTATGACTTTATCTGCAAGTTTAACAGGAGATGCTCAAGCATCTTATGCTCCTAATGCTTCAGTATTACCAAGTCAAGCAATCAACTTCCGTGATTTAGTACCAACTGTAAGAAGTGAATCAGGTCTTTATGTATTCTACAAAGAGACTGCTACAACTAACAACATTGCTGCTCAAACTGAAGGTTCAAACAAAGGTGAGAACAACTACGCATTAAGCGAAGTAAAAGTAGTTAATGACTACATTGCTGGTTTCTCTACTTTCTCTAAGCAAATGGCTAGAAGTTTACCTTTCTTAAGCACAACTTTACCAAGAATGTTGACTAGAGATTTCTACAAAGCTGAGAATGCTGCGTTCTTCTCTACTGTATCTGCTGCTGCAACTGGTTCTACTACAACTGCTGAGACTGTTGATTTAAAGCAATTAGTTGACTACATTGGCAACCAA